GTCACGAGCAAGTGATTGTCGTTCCTCGTTTTTATATCGAGGTATGGCAATAACTTCTCCTCTGATTGGTCTTCACCAGCCAGAAGGAAGCACTTCATGAGGGCTGAGTAACCATCAATTGGATCACTCAACTCTTTGGGTATGATGACCCATGCCTTAACTTTCCAGGCATGAGTTTCATCATTCCATCCATGGATGTCATACGATTTAGTCACCGTATGCCACCCTAGACATGGAGCCGTTTCCTGAACAGTCGGTAGTGGTCCAAGTATGGATTCAACTACCTCCCGAACACGCCTTGCTAGCACCCACCACCCAGTTTTATAAAGCTGGTTGGCAAATGCGACGTAAGAAACGAGCTCGGCAGACGACTGTCTGTTGCTAGGAGGCATAGTTCTGGCATACACGGGCGTCACCGGTATACCATTATATGCGTCCATCCCACACGACTCTCGGAACTTCCCAGTTCTGAAAGTCTTGGAGGCATTGACCTTAAGTGCGAATGCACTTAAAGCTCTGGCAACAGTAGGTACCTCCTCTGCGGGGACAATTAAGTCGTCCCCGTAGACGAATACACGACGCGCAACATAAGAAATGTTGCGGATCGTCGGCTGAAGGCTAAGCGCTTTCAACCTCCCCACGATACATATGGTAAAGAAAACCATACTTTCAATGGGAAAGCAAAGCGCTGAACCCATAGACGCAAACTTGTTAAGACGAACAATACGTCCGTCACCCAAGTCTGCCCTAGTGCTACGACAAGCCATCACCGCCCGACTAAGGGTAGGAATCGCCTGTAGTAAACGTAGTACCAGGTCTACATGCACTCGGTCACTTGCATCAGACAAGTCGATTGTCCCGTATTTACGGTCCAAAGAACTAGTCCTAGCAAGCTCGCGGTTGATCGACTGGTCGGAAAAGTTAACCCGGCCAGCCGTAAGCGGATGTGACTGAATCATTTCCATGATTTTGGTCGCAAGGGCTTGCTGTGTATACTGCATACACACAGGCTCAATCGCGATGATACGAGGAGCACGTAATGTCTTAGGAACGGATATAACCCTTACGGGTTGTTCCGCTCCGGGTTCTACGAACTTGACACCGCCGAAAGCCTTCTCATCCTCAATAGCATTCAGGGATGGTATCCCAAATGCCGTGAAAGGAAAATAGGGCTCTAAGCGGTCATGCCACACTCGAAGAGCGTATTTTGAGTTTCCTCGGATACGCTCGGCTGTGGCTCCAGGCCCGTGTTTAGGTCGGATATCAAGTCCCTCAATAGCGATGCTAAGAGGGCCGAAGACATCAGACCAGAGCACGCGGGAGACAGTGTCAAACAAATCGTCAAAACCCTCTTTACTTGAGAGTCGACGACGTAACTGTTCGGCACTATCTTTAGAACCTCTTTGTCCGTCCAATTCGACGGACTGAGGTACTCCGACTCGCGAATCGGAAATGTGTGATCGCAGTACATCTTGTACCCCGTATCCCACATTGTCGCTTTTTGAGTCGGCTGCACGCTCGAGACATCCAAGAACCCCTTCTTCAGGAGTTCCCGATGAAGCGGGAGTGTAGAAAGCCTGGTCCAGTTCGTGATCACACTGTATGAAGCCATCGAAGGCCTCCTTTGTTCGGGTTAAAGAACATTGTAGGTTGACTTTCTTGTACATCAGACAAACTTGTCTAATGCATAGGATCGCCTCTTCAGATGGCTCTGACAGTAGCCTTCCTCCACCTGTGTCGAACACAAGACTGAGCAAACCTCCG